CCACCATTGAGTTTTTATTTTGTGATGCTGGGTAATCTTCTTCATCATAAGTAAATCCAGATATGTCATTTATCAGTCCGGGTATCACCTCTCCAGTAAGCGGGTCTTGCTTATCTGCTAATTCAGGGTAGAGGTTGACGGCTTGTTCTCCCGTTAGGATGGTGGAAAGGATAATGCCATCCGAATCGCCAAACCAACGATCTCTAGAGCTGGGAGATGCGTACACTCTAAACGGGTCAACATAAGTGAACTTAACGTCACCTCTACCGAAATCTGATTCTGAGTCAATGTAGGCATACAGATACCCCATGCCGGTAGTAGCATAATCCTGTATTGCCTGTTTCATCTGCCAGTCACCATCTGAGTTTTGCCACACATAACCCATAATGGTTCTCCACAATGTAGCAACCTGCACATCGGAATCTTCTCTAGGGGTTATAGTAAACGCTGGTGGTCTGGATGTTAGTACTGCTTTAAATTTTTCAATAGCGGCAGAAATCCTATCCATTGGTATATCTGCCTGATTTCTCTGAGACAACTCATCAGATTCATCTTGACTGAAATGATTCCCAAGATAGAAGTCAATGTCCTTACGGGCCTCTGTGTCCCAGTCAGATCTTGAATCACGCCATTGGCGATATAGTTCTTCGTTATAGGAAGCTCTAGGGTCTTTATCCATTATCTAAGAGCTCTCATTGGTTCGTCTCCCATGCCTTGCCTTACTGAACCCATACCTCTTTGCATTGTTTGCATTTTTAAAAACTCTAATAAGTCTCTAGCCCTTGCATTTTCCATGTCTTGATTAGGAGGCATCATAGAACCTTCAAAGTTTAGCGTGTCTCCACCCTCACTTAACAAAGATTGCAACTTCAACAACTGCAATGACTTCCTAGCACTGTCTACAGTATTCATATTAATACTATCCTGTAAAGCCATAGCTTGATTACGAGCTATTCCAATCTCACCCGCCTGTGGATTTTGCATCCTCATGTCAATGCTATCACTTAGTTGCCGATTCATTGCCTGCCCCATCATTTCTGGTGGTAATGGCGGG